AACCGCACCGTGAGCTTTCGGAACGCACAGACTTATCTGAAGAAGACGGGATGGGACCTGAAGGACACGTATGGCCTGCTCCTCGATGCAGACATGGTGTTTGTCCCCGGAAACCTCAAGGCGACCGCTCTCGACCACGAGGGATATACGGTGGTTCAAAAGGCAGGTGGGCTTGAGTACCCGAACACGCGACTGGTTCGCATGGACTACAACTGGTCTTGTCGTGGCGTGACCCATGAATACTGGGATGGGCCGACAAAGCATCTCACGGCTGATGTGTGCTATATCGATGACCGTAATGACGGCGGTTGTAAGGCTGATAAATTTGAACGCGACGCTCGGCTCCTTGAGAAGGGTCTGGAAGATGAGCCGGACAACGGTCGATACATGTTCTATCTTGCGCAGACCTACAACGGTCTTGGTAGACATCCAGAGTCGATCGCGATGTATAAGAAGCGGATCGCTGCAGGTGGATGGGAGGAAGAGCTGTGGTATAGCCACTATATGATCGGCAAGTCATGGCGCGACCTGAAGAACATCCCGAAGTTCGAACAGTGGATGCTCAAAGCGTATGAACGCCGTCCATCACGAGCAGAGCCTATCTATCAGCTCGCCAAGTATTTCCGCGAACACTCTCAGCACCACAAGGCCTACCACTACGTTCAGATTGGACTGTCGATCCCCCTTTCAAAGGATGCGCTGTTCGTTGAAACCGACGTCTACACTGGTCTGTTTGAGTACGAGGCCACGATCCTCTTGTTTTACATCGACCAGGCGCGCAAGGGTCTTGAAACCTCTGTGAACTACCTTCTCGCTTCTCGTCATCACCATGATAGCGTGTACAATAATCTCCCGTTCTACATCGAGCCATTGACGTACACCGCAAAGGCTCATCCGATTGATCGTGATGTGTTTGGAGAGGACTATCACCCTACGTCGGTTTCACTGTTCCTTAAGGATGGGAAGGTGATGCACAATGTTCGATTCGTAAACTATGCGATTAACCCACAGACAGGAAGCTACCTCATGCGAAATGGTGGAGGCGTGAGCGATAATGGGATTGTGCGGACTCAGAATGCATTCTATAACCCAGCCACAGGTGAAGTCACGAAGATGCGCGATGATTCCGTGACGTTGACTCGTAAGCCAGGAGCGCATATCGTGGGACTTGAGGATGTTCGTGTCTACACAAATGCATCTGGAACGCTCTGCTGTACCGCAACGTCCTGGGAATATACGGACAAGATTCGCATCTTCCAGTCAGAGTATGATCCTGTTCAAGGCGTCTATTCGAACGGTCGTATCCTGAAGTCACCCGGCGAACAAGACTGTGAGAAGAACTGGTTGGCTGTGAATGGAACCGACGATATCATCTACAGTTGGAACCCACTCCGCGTCGGAGTTATCCACAATGACGAGCTTGTCTTTCAAGCCGAACACACAACGCCCTATTACTTCAAGCATTTCCGCGGTTCATCTGTTGCATTCCGCCCGATTCAATGTCCTGGTGAAACGTGGGCTCTTGTACACACGGTTGAGTACACTCAGCCTCGCAAGTATTTCCATCTCTTTGTTCGGCTCGGTGAGAACTACAGAGTAAAAAGCATCAGTCGTCCCTTTGTGTTCAAAGGAAAAACGATTGAGTATTGTATTGGGTGTATGCCGGATCCAGCGTTCACGACGCTGACCTGTGTGTTTTCAACTATGGATGATAATCCGCGTATCATGGAGATTCCTGTGTCGAGTTTGGAGTGGATTCAAGTATAGAGGTGACGCCATGACTCATTCACACCTGATGCGGTGTCCTGTAGGATATGACGCGCAGTCGCAACGTCAATCGTGCAGGGCAGGCTGATCTTCTTGTAGAAGATATATTCCTTCGCAGTCTTCTCGTCCGCAATTCGCAGGAGGTTGATACGTGTAACCAACGACTCAACTGAACGGATCAATGTGCGAACACCTTCCTCTTCCTTACTAAATTCCTCAATCAGATACTTCACCGCCTCATCTGTGAGAGTCAACTGGCTCGTCAGCTGAATGCGGTCCAGGATCTGAGGCCAGATGTACTTCGTAAGAATGTTCTTCTTGTCCTCTGCGTTATAGCCTGAGCAGGTGATGACCTGCATACGGTCCTTCAGAATCGGGTGGACCTTGGACTCGTCGTTGAACGAGAACACGAACAGACACTGGCTCAGGTCAAAGTCAACACCGGCGAAGTAGCGGTCATGAAACTGACTATTCTGCGACCTGTCCGTGAGGTGGATGAGCATGCTCACAATCTCATCGCCGTGAGCTGTTGTTGAAACCTTGTCCAGCTCGTCGAAATACATCACTGGGTTCATGCAGCGGGATGTGATCAGTGCGTCAGCGATACGACCACACATCGAGCCCTCGTAGGTGAACGAGTGACCTACAAAGTTCGCCGAGTCAGATGCGCCACCAAGCGAGAAGAACTCGAAGGGGCGCTGGAGAACCTGGGCAACACCGTTCTTTGCGAAGCTGGTCTTGCCTACGCCCATGGGTCCCTTGAGGGCGATCACGTTACCCACTGAGCCGGGATTCGAGATCCACTGAGCCAGAGTCTGCATGATCTGCGTCTTGGCCGACGGCATTCCATAGACCGCCTTGTCGAGCGTTTCACGGGTATTCGCGAGGAACTTGGCGCATGGCTCCGCACCATCCTTCAGCTTCACGGGGAGCGGAACATACTTGCCGAAGGGAATGTTCAGGAACGACTCGACCCACGTGCGCAGCTTGTAGCCCTCAGACCCGTCCATCTCATTGAGGATGTCGATCTTCTTGATCACAGACGCCTTGAGAGCATCCGGGATCGGAAGACCGAGAACGCGGAACTTGAACGGGACATCTCCCTCGCTAACCAGTCCGGAGATGCGCTTCATCTGCTCGTTGAGCTTGCGGCGCTTGGACTTGGACAGGTCTGTATAGTACTCCTCCTCGTCCTCGTTGAGTTCGATGCATGGCGAATCGGCCTCTTCGCGACGGTTCTTCTTGCGCTCTTTCTCAGGGACATACTTGTTCATGAGGTGGTTGATGAACTCGTCCTCCGACTCCTCGGCTTCGGACTCCTCGGCCTCCGATTCAGACTCAGACTCAGACTCATCGGCACCAATGACCAGTTTGCCCTTTCCGCCAACGACTGTGTGAATGTGAAGCTTAACGGACACCTTGGCTCCCTTGGGGAGTGTGATGACGGGTGCCTCTTCTTCCTCTTCCTCTTCTTCCTCCTCCTCAGCCTCGGTTTCCTCGTCTTCAGGTTCAGACTCCTCGGGCATGTACTCCTCCTCACTGCTGTCGTCCTCGTCCTCCGATTCAGGGTTCAATGTTTCGTCTTTCACCCATGTTGTAGAATTCTTGCGCTTACGAAGATTATACCGAGGAGGCATCTTGCTGCCTCACAAGGAAAAAAACAAAACACATTCGTTTTTTGGGGGCTTAGAGTAATGAGTGAACTTGAGAGCGTCAAGGCAGTCGCCGAGAAGCAAGCGGAGATGCTTGCAACCCGCGACGCCGAGCTACCGTCCGTCAAGGCGAGTACTCGAATCGTTGAAGCCTTTCTGAAATCACACCGTGTGATGTGCTATGGCGGCACGGCCATCAACAACCTGCTCCCAAAGCATGAGCAGTTCTATGGTCCAGATGAAACTCCGGACTATGACTTCTTTAGCGAAACACCACAGGAGCATGGGATGGAGTTGGCTAATCAGCTGTCCGCTGCGGGCATTGAGAGTGTAGAGGTCAAGCCCGGTGTCCACATGGGAACCTATAAGGTCTTCGCAGACTACCATGGCGTTGCAGACATCACCTTCATCATCCCGAAGATCTTCAATCACCTGTGGAGCGAGAAGATTACTCGGCATGCGATTCACTATGTGCCTCCGGACTTCCTGCGCATGTCGATGTATCTCGAGCTGTCGCGTCCCGAAGGTGATGTATCTCGTTGGGAGAAGGTCTATACCCGGTTGTCGCTCCTGAACAAGCACTATCCAATTGTGTGCCGCAATGTCCCAAAGGAGGCCGACCAGTTGTCCGCTGAGCAGAAGAGAGATACCATTGAGATGCTCAAGAAGAACCCCCTCGTGCTCCTAGGATTCTCTGCTGTTTCGCGTCACGAGAAGAAGGCTGTATGGTATACTCCAGTGACCCTGCTCGCAGAGAAGGAAACCATCGAGAAGCTGTCGAAGGGACATAACACGGAGCATAAGGAGGCATCTGAGATTCTGCCTGCACGGACCGATATCCTCGATAAGGATGGAGCCGTGATGTATCAGTTCTACGAAACACAGGCGTGTCACAGTTACCACAGCACTGGAGAGGGAATCAAGATTGCGAGCATTCCCACACTGCTCATGTTCTTCATGGCTCTGATGTATTCAGATGAGTCCAAGGACGATGTGTCGCGCCTTATGTGCGTTGCACAACGTCTGGTCGAGTTAGCAGACGACAAGCCGAAGCGTAGGTATGCGCTTCTGACTCCGTCGGAATGCTTGGGTAAACAAAAGGAGTTATTAGATTTGCGTCGTGAACGCGTTGGGTTATATGAGAAGGTCAAGAAGAACAAGTCGTCCCCTGATTTCATTCAATACTTTTTCACCTACAATCCGAAGATGAGCAAGACCGAGCGGGCAAAGACTCGTGACCTGCTCAAGAAGACTCGCAAGGCACGTCTTACTGAGTAGGAACGGTGTTTGAAAGGTTGATAGACACACCCGCCGCCGCTGTACCCAGACCAGAAGTCGAAACCGTAGTCGGAATCGTGGTAATCGTTGAGTAAGAGTTTGCATTAGGCGCTAACGACCAAGCGATTCCAGTGCCCATACCAACGTTCGAAGAATATCCGCCATTCCACTCGCGCAGGCCCTCCTGAACCTGAAGAAGGAAGTTGTAGCTGTTTTGGTTACCCTTTGACTTGTACGCATTCACTCCTGAATACTTTGAATTAGCCGAATTGTTCGTCGTGAACATCAATCGAAGCTTCGTCTGTGTGACCACATCCGACGCATCGCGAATACGCATTCCCTGAAGACCCGCTAGACTTGTGCCGTTTTGACCACCGGAACTCATTTACTACCCGGACATATTTTATCGTCCCGTGAACCAGGTGATGTCGAGGTAACGGCCGGACGGGGGCGCGGTAACCAACGAAGTCGGTGGCGCCATCATCGCGTGCGATGCGATTTCACCCGCAGAGAGTGCGCGGGCATAATATGTGAGGCCACCAACCTGCCCATCGAACTTGCCGGCAACCTGAATCGGCGCATCCTCCTGCTTCGGGAGCTGCGTCAGGGTGTGATGACGGGACAGCATTCCATTGATGTAGACATCCACCGTGTACTGCGTTACCACAATCGCGAAATGAACCCACTTCTGTGCAGGGATGTTCTCAATCAATACCGACTCTGTGGCCCCGTAGGTCGCAACCGTCACAAGGATAGAATTCGATGTGCTGTCGATATAGAGTCCAGGACAGTCTGCGCGGGAGAAAATCATGCGCTTCGAACCATACCCGACCGAGGTGAAATCATTGATATCGAACCAACCCTCGAACGAGAAGACTGCGCCCTCCGCCTGGTTTGTCGAGCGAGGAAGGGATACATTCGACGTCATTGGGACAGAACCACTCTGCGTGGCTGTCTGGATTTGAACAGACGTCGGATCAGTAGACTTTGAAAACACCCATGCAGCAGTACCGCCAAGCACAAGAACGCCAAGTCCAGCTGTGATTGGATCCATTGTTCCTTACTTAGAAACAAACCCTCTCGGAGTAAGACGCAGGATAGGTCGTTTCGGTTCAACCGGAGGGGTGTACGGTGGCCTCACTGGAACATATACAAGCGGTAGCGACTCCTCGTAGGTATGCTTTGACTGATAGTCGATTGTGCGAGGATCCACATGGCGAACACCTAAGATGTAGATGTAGTGAATTCGGGTGTGATCAGAGCGTGTTTCGCTTTTGAGCAGCCCCGTTTTTGCTAGCATGATTGCCCACTTTAGGTCTTCACCTCGTGTTGCGTCATCAAATACAACCATCTTCGCAATGTCGCTCAGCATTGGATTCAGATGGTTAGGTGGCCTCACGAATACACCGTCTACGTACATCTTTCCGTTCAACGGAAACTCTGTGCTATGTGTGAACGTATGTGGCCCCATCTGCCCACGAATGCGCATCACGTCATGACCAGACTGGAAACACATCGCGAAGTCCTCAAAGTATGCATCCGTGACCTCATCGTCGTCATCGATGAACACAGTGTATTTCCCCTTTGCATTCTCGAGAAGATACCTCCGCTTCAATCCAACACTTTGGTCACGGTTGTCGACAGCCTCCGCAATCTCAAGACGAAGACCGGGGCACAACCGTGCAAACTTCTCGCGAATCGACTCCTTCAACTGTTCACACTTCGCGCGACGCTCAAACAGAGTAGGAATCAATACAGATAGATCATAGTCATACTGCTTGCGAGCAATATAGGTCCGAAGGTCTTCCTCATAGAACCGCTGGTTCCGAGCGTACAGTGCATCAAACGCGACTGCGTGACCTAGCATAGGATGTCTGTGCCGAATAATACACGGTGGTTTGTAGACCGTCTTGTCTTTCAGCGATCCTTTGCATAGGTCAGTAAGCTCGGTGTCGCAGAACAGGCTCTTGTAGTCGGGGTGATACAAATACCCAAACCGTTCATACATCGTGCGTCCAAACATCGTCAAGGTGTTCAACTTATATCCTTGAAATCCATCATTAAACCAGAGGATACAATCAAGATCCGGAGTCGCCGCCTGACGAATGTAGTTATCATACCCATACACCTCGGGGATCATATCGTCAGACACCAATACGATGATGTCCCATGGATAGTCGACCTTTTCGATGTCTGCGTTACAGGCTTCGATCTTGGATGAGTTGGCGCTATAATACATGGATTTCCATGCAAACCGATCGATGACCTGGAAGAGTTGCTGTTGAATCTCACTTCCAGTCATTGTAGCGTCATCTACATCGCATGAAACAGCAATACCCATCAACTCTGGATGTGCCGCCATGAGAACGTATTGACGCAGTGTTTCAAGTAGTTGATTAGGCCGCGAACGACTCGGGCATTTCAGGAGAATCTTCATTATTAGGAGGAAGAAGAGAAGGCGCCCGATACATCCGAGCTAGAAAGCCCAGTGACCTGTTTACCAGTGCTGTCCTTGACTCCGAAGACAAACGTGTATCCAAACAGACTGAGGTTATTCAGCTGTGACGTCGCTGAAGGCGTGGATGCAGAACACACAGTGCCTGCAGCGTAGAACCCAGATGCGTCCGCAGGCTCAAGCTTCACCGAACCATTCTTCACCGTGCAAACCGCACCAGCGAAGCCGCCGCCTCCACCGATGACCAAGCTTCCACTGGCGGGCATGGTCACACCGGGCAGGACCGCTGACTTGACTAGCTGACCATTGATGTACACATCAACGTTGCGACCATAAATTGAAATCGACACTGCGAACCAGGACTGGAGAGGCACATTCTCAACGGTCACTGTGTACGTTGATCCAGACCCGGAGTTGGTTGTCTGAAGTGTGGAGTCTGTGGGGTAGACGCTGACCGAGATATCGAGGGCGTTATCTGTGGGGTGGAGAGTCACCCTCGGTACACCTACCCCAGGATTCGTTGAGCTAACCTGAGCAATCACAGGCTTTGTTTCGCCAAACTTGTACTCCCAATCCTTGATGTACATCCAAAATTGAAGGTTTGTATTGGAGCCGGATACAGAAGAGGAAACGGTCGAACCAACCTTCCCGTCGACCTCAGTTGGAGCAAGGTCGGATGTGGTTGATGCTCCCATCGAAGACGCAACATTCTTCGCGGAGAAGATGAATACGAAGAAGAGCCCGACCACGATGATCGCGCCGATAATCGGGAGTACGGATGGCTTTGGAGCAGCCGGGGCTGCGAGTTGAAATGAAGGAGCGGAAGGCCTGGATGCGAACGCGCCCATCTTTATGCTTTACAAGGGAAAGGTATTCAAGTAGTAATGGAAAAACGAACCCTTACCATACCACGACAACAGGTTTCAATGTTCTGCAATAATTGTGGTGAAAAAGGTCATGTATTTAAAATTTGCACAGAGCCCGTCTTGTCGTGCGGATTGGCTCTGATTAACCAATCCAAACTACCTGCCGATTCATCAACCCAGATCTTGATGATTCGACGGAAGGACAGCATGAGCTTCGCAGAGTTCATGCGTGGGAAGTATGACCCCGCGGACACTGAGTATGTTGGCCTCCTGTTTGCGAACATGACGCTCCAGGAGCAGACCGCTATTGTTTGCGAGACGTTTGATACGTTATGGCGGCAACTCTGGGGAGATGACCACTCTTCTCCCGAGTATATGTATTCAAAGGAACGATTCGCTCAGGTGGACAGAGATGCGATGATGCGGACCAATTTGTCCCCGTATAAGGAACCTGAATGGGGGTTTCCGAAGGGCCGGCGCATTCGATGTGAAACAGACTTGGAATGTGCGATTCGTGAGTTTAATGAGGAGACGAATGTCCCTCGAGATGCGTATACAATCCTGAAGGACATACGCCTTGAGGAAACCTTCGTGGGTCTGAACGGGATTCGCTATCGACATGTGTATTTCGTAGCGTTGTTAACGGCTCCGGACCAGGTGAATGTGCATCAGAAGATGACGTACATGCAGCGCCGTGAGATTTCTGCGATTGGATGGAAGACATTTCCCGAGTGCCGTGGATACGTTAGGCCCCATCATGTGGAGCGTGAAACTATGATTGAGATGCTTGAGAACATCGTTAAGACGTATGAGAGCACGCCTTGATACCGAGCATGGTCATTCCAGCCGTCTGAACGCCAAAGAGATAGTGAAGAATCTCGCCCATGACCACCCAGAATAAGAAGTGGAGAAAGACGTTACCTCCGAACTCCCATGATGTATAGACTGCGAGCATAAACGTCAAGGTTGTATCCGCCACAGCCACTCCCATAAACCGATACGAATGCGCTCCTGTTCCCGGTTCCCCAAAGATGTTTTTGTATGGACAGCTCATTGTATTACGCAAACCTAAAACGTGCGAAGTAGACCGTGATGCAGTAGGCGACCACACTCAATACAAAGACCCACCACCAGACAGGGAATACAGTCGACTCACGGTCTTCCACTCCAAACGGACGAATCCGCCCTTCACGCCCAAAGGCGACGGACGGCTTCAGATACAGGAAGGCCGCCATGAGAAACAGATAGATGGACACCATCCAAATGCGATGATTTTTGCGTGTGAGTGGCTCCATTACTTACGGTAGCGACGAGATTTCCCGTACTTGCGACGGCGAGTGCGGCGGCCACCAGACGGTAAGATGAGCTCCTTATCTTCAATCAGCTTTGCGAGAGTGAAGAAGCTATCACCAGACTCATTGACATTTTGGCCAGTAATGGTCCAGCTGCTACCCGTCACCGTCACTGTTACTGGTGTACCCTTGAACGTGCCCTGCTTTGTTTCAGACATCCTTTGGTAACTCTCGTGATAATTTCGGCGCGTCACTAGATAATGGCGTTCGTCCTACCGAACCGCAAAGCGTTCGCGGACTACATTACTCGCATCTTCCTGAAATACCGTAAAGAAGACCGCGACCCCCTTGATGCTGAGGATAAGGATGTGGATATGTGCACGAAGCAGTCGAACTCTCGCGAGCTGTTTCCCTACCAGAAGCTGATTCGCGATTACCTGTTGATTGAAACGCCGTATCGTGGGATTCTCCTCTATCACGGCTTGGGTTCAGGTAAGACATGTACATCCATCGCGGTTGCACAGAGTCTGATGTCGCATAAAACGATTTGGGTGCTGACTCCGGCGTCACTGCGCGAGAACTACAAGTCGGAGCTGCGTAAGTGCGGTGCACCGGTCTACGTGCTTGAGCAGCATTGGCGTGAAAAGGCACTGACGGACCAGTCACGCGCTGAAGCCAAGTCATTGGGTATCTCGGACGGATTCATTGACCGCACGGGAAAGTTCTTCGTCACAATCGCAGGCGAGAACCCGAACTACAAGGACCTCCCAAAGACAGCGCAGGATATCATCAATACGCAGGTGGAGGATATTATCGCTCAGCGGTTCAAGTTCATTAACTACAACGGGCTGAACTCGAAGAACATCGACACTTACGTTCCGAAGGCCGCAGAAGGAGCCGAGCCGTTACCTAGTCCATTCAATGACTCCGTGGTCATCATCGATGAGGTCCACAACTTGATTTCCCGCATTGTGAATTCCTCGGATATCGCGCGTCGGTTGTATGATGCGGTCTATCACGCCACAGATTGCAAGATCGTGGGTCTGTCCGGTACACCGGTCATCAACCGCCCGAACGAGATTGCCTATCTGATGAACCTGCTGCGTGGACCCATTGAGCGTATCACGATTCCATTCGGCAAGGCGACTGCGTGGGATGAGGAGAAGATGAAGACAGCTTTCAAGGCAGTTCCTGATGTGGATACCATCGAGTTCAACGCCGTGAAGAAGTATGCAATGTTGACTCGCAATCCCCCGCATTTCCGGTCGGTCTACAACGAGGCAGGTGACCGGATTGCCGTCCAATACAAGAAGGACATTCCATTCATTCCTGTAGCCATGGATTGGGTGCAGTCTTGGGCCACCAAGTTTCAGGCTGATGTGGGTGCAGAGATTGCCGTTGACCGCGTGACGTCCGAAGACCTGGAGTGCTTGCCCACCAAGTTCGAGGAGTTTGCGAACATGTTCCTCGATGGTCTGAACATCAAGAACCCACTGCTGTTCTCCAAGCGTATTCAGGGTCTGGTGAGCTACTTCAAGGGTGCAGATGAGCGTCTGATTCCTAAGCGAGTGGAGGACGATAAGATGCTGGAAAAGGTGAACATGAGTTCTGAGCAGTTCGTCCAGTATCTCGATGTCCGCTTCCAGGAAATCAAGATGGATGCGAAGAAGGCACTGAGTATGAATGATGATGGTGGTTCGTACCGCGTGATTTCTAGGTTGGCTTGTAACTTTGCTGTGCCGCCTGAGCTGAAGGCAATCACCAAGAAGGTGGAGAAGGAGTATAACGATGTGGTGAAGGAAACGGACGTACCCGATAAGCCGGAGATTCTGGCCGCTCTGAGGGCGCAACCGACCAAGTATCTCTCCGCCAAGGCACTGGAAGCCTACAGTCCCAAGTTGCTCCGTATGCTCACCAACATCGAGGCCACGCGGAAGTCACAGCCTGAATGGCCTAATCAGTTCATCTATTCGCAATACCGTCAGCTTGAGGGACTTGGCGTGTTTGCCGCGATCCTCGATGCGAACGGGTGGCAACCATACAAGATCACCAACAAGAACGGACAGTGGCAGGAGGATGAGATGGAAGACAAACCCGCATACGCCTTCTTCTCCGGCGAAGAGAAGGAAGAACAGCGTGAGATGATGCGCCAGATCATCAATGCCCGATATGAGTCCAATTTCCCACCCAGCTTGAAGACGAGCATTGAGAAGCGCGGAAAGAAGCTGCTCTGCATGCTGATGGCGACCTCGTCAGGCGCTGAGGGTATTACACTAGCAAATGTCCGTCACGTCCACATCATGGAGCCGCACTGGACTCCTGCGCGTCACGACCAGGTCATTGGACGTGCGATTCGTATCTGCTCTCATGCGACTCTGCCCATGGACCAGCGCACAGTTCGCGTCAGTTTCTACCTGTCTGTGATTTCACCTGCACAGTCCAAGAGTGCCGAAGGTCCTAACGTTGTGGCCGTGCGTAAGGCGGATATGGAGATGAAGCGGTATGAAGGTGAGCCGCCTGTGGAAACGTTTATGTCCACAGATGAATACCTGTATGAGAAGGTGTATGAGAAGGACAAGGTCAATCAGAGGATTAGTGTGCTGTTGAAGCAGTCTGCGGTTGATTGTGAGGTCCATCGCAAACTCCACTCGCGCGAGAAGCCGCAGATTTCATGCATGAGATTCGACACCACGGCAACCGGTGAGGACTTGGCGTTCAAGCCGAATATCAAGACAGACGACCTCGATGAAACCTATCTGCGTAACATGACGCGTAAGAAGCGCCGTCTGCAGAAGCTGAAGATCAAGGACATCGTGTATTTCATGGATCCCGATTCCAAGGAGATTTTTGATGGTCAGGCGTTTGAGGACAATCAGCGTTTACTGCGCATCGGGACGAAGATCTCCGAAACGCAGATTAAGTACTGGCTGTCTTAAGGTCGTCGAGCCAAGAAGAGCACACGTCGGACCAGGTCTTGAACTTCACGTCATCGATCGCTGTGCGCATCGTCGCATACTTCTCAACGGTCGCCTCCATTGCAGAGGCGACATCATCGGGGTTGAACGTGGGTGCATACAGGCCTAGCGGCATACCTGCGGCCGAATACACGATCGGACCCGGGCGGATATACGTTGCGACCGTCGACGGGAGGAATGAGCGATACGATCCGACATCGGTGATGACCTGAGGTGCGCCCGTGTACAGGTGCTCAAGCTGACACAGTCCGAAGCCCTCGCCGTCCGACGTGTTGATGCCGATATCAGACATGTTGTAGATCTGGTTGATACCGTCATCGCTCAGCGTGTTCGGCGGTGCAGTATCGACGATCGCCATTCGCTTGCCGTACACGTTGATGTCCAGACCCGCCCGAGTAATCTCATTCGCAAAGATACGCTGAATGTCGTAATACGCACCCTTCTGAGGATCCACCGCAGTCACCATGAGAAGCCACAGCGGCTTGTCTGGGTGACGACGCAGCAGCTCAACGAATCCCTGAATCGTCAGATCCTGGCGCTTGCGCTGGCTGTTCCTGTTCGCATTGAGGAACACGATTGCCTCCGTCGGAAGACCCACGTTCTTACGAAGAATTGCGCGTTGTGCGAGGGTCAGCTTCGAGAAGATCGTCGAATCCACAGCATGCTCGATGATCTTCGGCAGAGGGATATTCGCACCATACTCGGTGTAGGTCTTGGCCCATGAATCCGTAAAGCAATACACCTTGTCGGCCGCCTTGTTGAGCTCATCCATCAGCTGAGGATTGATACCCTTGTAGACCTGGTCCACATAGAGCCACAGCTTGTATGGTGTTTCACCCTTCTTGTACTTCATCGACTGGATGAACCGCGCAATGATCATCGGGTCATTGTAGATCATGACCACATCGGGACCGACCATCTCAATGTACTCATGGATCTTGTTGAACCCAAAGCCCTCCTCCTTCGGGTCCTCGTTTGCCGCTGCATCGTAGGCCACGATACCATCGGGCACCTTGCGAATGTTCTTCTTCTCAGGGTGACGCTGAAATCCGAAATGAAACGTCTTCACCTTTGGGGCCAAAGCGGCACACTGGGACAGGAGATTGGAAACGACCTTCGAATACCCAGTTGTCTGATCGACGTGAGTGCTAACGAGAACGAACCTCATTTGAGTGTATTCTCTCCCATCTGTATAAATAGGATGCAGGTGAACTCTGCCCAAGATTATTTGACCGCGCAAAAGCGCCGTATTGTCGCTGCCCAATTCGCACAGGATCCCCCGCCTGCTCATCGCAAGTACAATTATGTCTATCTGTCCGTATTGGCCAACAAGGAAACACAGTACAACAAGGTGCCGTATCCACAGACTCTCAGCCTCGCAGCGGGGTCGGTACCCGGTGGTGTCTATACGAATATCGGAGCCAAGATGACGACACAGAGCCAGACCACGCGCCCGACCATCAATGACTGTGTGAATTGTCCTACTAACGCAACACCTCTTGCTGGTTCTTTAATCTAAACAATCAGTGTGCGTTAATACAAATGCCGGGCGGCCTCATTCAACTGACCCAGGTCGGCTCTCAGAACCATATCCTTAATGGGAATCCATCGATGACCCATTTCAGAGCTGTATATCGCAGGTATACCAACTTCGCGATGGAGTCGATTCGTATGGACTTTTCCTCGTCAAAACTCGACTTCAACGCAACCCAGACTCGCACGCTGAGCTGTCGAATCGATCGGTATGCGCAACTCCTCCACGATACCTATTTGATGATCACCCTTCCAGATATTTGGTCGCCGATGGTCGCACTGACCCAGAGTCAAACTCCACCTTCTGGATACGATCCTCGGTGCAGCGCGGTTGGGTATGAGTTCCAGTGGATCAAGAACATTGGATACAACTTGATCGATCACGTGGACATCGTGATGAACAACGTTACCATTCAGTCATTTACGGGCGAGTGGCTGAAGATGTACTCCTATTTGACTCACGATGCAGCGAAGCGCCGCGTGGTGGATCAGATGGTAGGCAATGTTCCCGAGATGTATGATCCGGCAAACTCATATGACCGCGAGAATCAGTATCCCCACGCAGTAACCCCCGCATCCCTTCCAACTGTTATGCCGTTTACCACGACTCCAGAGCCTTCGATCCGCGGCCGACAGCTTGTAGTCCCCCTTCATTTTTGGTTCTGCGAGAACCCTGGACTGGCCCTGCCTCTCGTGTCGCTTCAGAACTCCGAGGTCTTCATCAACGTAACATTGCGGCCTCTGAACCAGCTCTATACCGTGATTGATGTTGCACCGACAAGTGCGACGTATGGCCAGCGCATTCAGCCTACAGGCAATTATCCGATCGGACTGTTCTTAAGTGCACCATCGGCAACTGGTACATCATCAACACCGACCGTGACGTCCTTCTACGCGAATCCCTACCTAGAGGGCAACTTCATCTATCTCACCGATATGGAGATGAATCAACTCGCGGCAGCTGATCAGACGTTCTTGGTCAAACAGGTCCGGCGCACTGTGAAGGAAGGGCAATATGGAGCAAACTCTGATATCGAGATTCCCATGTTCAACATGGTCACTCGCATGGTGTTCTCTGCACAACGGTCCGATAAGATGTTAACGAATGATTGGGATAACTACACAAACTGGGCGAGTTCGGATCGTGCTCCCTTCTCGGGGATCACTGCGAACGTTGGTGACTTGTTGTATACGTCGGGGCAGTATCAACTCTCATCCGTTTCGCCACGGGAGGTCATCACCGACGGCGTGCTCTTGATGGACGGCAATGAGCGGTTCACGACAAAGCCAACGCAGTACTTCTCATTGGTCCAGCAATACAAGCACACAACCGGCGAGCAGCCTTCCACGCTTCCCGGGCTTTACATGTACTCATTTGCGCTGAACAATGACCAGTATCAGCCAAGTGGAGCCCTGAACGCAAGCATGTTCAACAAGATTGTATTGCGCATATCCCTTCAGCAGCCCACGCCGACCGCTATTGGTTCCAGCGCTCAGTCAGTGGTCTGTATCCTCAAGTCGACTGCGCTCAGTCAGAACCCGGTTGTGATTTCAGACCCGTTGGCGACAAATCCAGATGGATCGTTGTTGTTCCCCTCTGATCAGCTTCTTTCCGTTGTTCAGACAGTTGCGAATAACAACATCATCTTCACCTACACGTATTCGGTTGCAGTCTACGTTGAGTCGATCAACTACCTGCGCATCGTGAGCGGTATCGCAAATCTCGTGTTTGCTTCTTAACAATGGGCGACATTCTGATAATGACCGCCAACTACGTGGTCGGGTCACAAGACATCGACGTAAAGGACTACGTCTTAACAGAACAGAGCACCAACTATGGTGCGATTGACTTTCCTGTTCAGAAGATGGATGACGACCTGCGTAAGGACCATCGTATCTCGGTTGCGAAGGATGCAGACTCATTGAAACTGACTCCGCCTCGTCTGACGATTACTTATACAGACGAAGCAGAAGCGTATCACACTGTGGATTATGCGATTACCGAATCGGTTAACCTTGGTGAGCGGACGGCCTTTGGTAAGTTTGTGCAGAAGCCAGGCGATGTCTTGTGGAGTGTCGGACTCACTGCGGCAAAGGGGCAGTTCCTCTTCGTATTTGTAGTTGCGTGGGCTCTCATCGTACTCTGGTCCTACAAGCAGTGGGCCTTTCTTCAGGGCTCCTACAACGCTGGGAAGATTAGCATTATCATCGACGACGACTACGGCATTCTAGGGAAA